AAAACATCTGCTCCTACCTTATAATAACAAGGTATTACTATTTCTTCTCCAGATTCTTTATCTTCTGTTATTATTAATTTATAATTGTGTGATTTTAAAGAAAAAATACTTCCATCATCTATTTCTTTTATATGATTATTAATGACTTTATATATAGATTTAAAATCAACATATGTTCTCATATCTTTAAACTCTGTTATTCCCTCAAGCGATGTTTTAAATCTTGCTAATTCATATTGATACATTCCAGTACTATTTTTAATAATATTATCTTGTGTTAATATTGGATATTCATTTTTCCCCTTTAAAATCTTATAACTTGCTTGATTAAATATTGTATCTGTATTTTCTTTGCTTAAGTCTATTTCTAAAACTAAACTACAAAATTTTTCTTCTGTTCCTGCATCTAAGGTTGTTGTTGAGTCTTCTTCTAAAAATCTACCTTGAATGCATATAGCTCCTGAATCAACAGTTACTTCACTTCCAATATAAGTAATTTCCATTTTATTTGCATAATCTGCACTTATTCCATTTTCTCCATTTAGAAATGTATTAATAAATAGTGCAAAAATTTGATTTCCAAAATATTGCTTTTGAAAAACGTGTCCCTTTAACATATTATTTCTTCCTTTCCTTTAAAAGTTTATCTATAAAATTAATTCTTATATTTCCACAAGTATATTCAATGAATTTACTTGCTGTTATTTTTACTGCTGATATATAAGTATTATAAATTATAGATTCTTTTGTTTTTATTGCTATTGGTGTTCCTATTTTTATAAGTCTATTGTAATAATTAAATGTAATATTGTGATTATATGAATTAGATTTCATTTGATCTAATGCAGTTTGCTTTGCATCTTCTATTTTTTCTGTAAATACTGTTACAATTTTCCCTTCTGCTCTATTAACATCGTTTTTATCTTCTGTTGTTGTTCTATCATTTTTCAAATATAAAGTATAAGTATCACTTGATGTTAAAACAACAACCTTGCTTACAACATCAGTTTCAAATACCTCTTCGTAATTTGATATAGGCTGTGCATTAATATCTATTAATTCTTTATCATATAATTTATTTTCTATAGTTAATACTAGTTTTTTATTTACAATAGAAAAACTGTACACAATATCATAATTCTGTGTACAGTTAGTCATCCAAGTGTGCAAATTATAAATTTTATTTTCTACATTTGTTACTGATATTTGCTTTTTTGTATGAGTTTTTATAACTATTTCTAAATATTCTTTATTAACAAAAGTATCTGTATTTAATACAAAATTTTCTTTAATTACATTTGCTATAAAATCTTCAACACCATTCTGTGAAATAATTTCTTCATTTTTTAATATAACTGTTTGATTAAATATATTTGTTATATATTTTAATGTATATTTATATATGTTTTCTCCATTTTCATTTTCTATGCTTTCTACTATTCCCCAATATATTATTTCTTTATTTCTTTTTATTGCTACAATATCATTTGCTTTTGTGCTAGATTTTTTTATAACATTTATAATTGTATTAGAATTAGTTTCTTCATCAATATTAATTTCATAATCACTTATTTCTATTATGTCTTTTACATTAAAACTATAACTGTCAAATATCCACATAAAAACCTTTTCCATATGTTCCTCCTAAATAGCCTTGTAATATGCTAATATTGTTACTTTTGCACTTTTTATATCATCATCTGCAGTAATTTTTAATTCACAGCTTTTATTTTTAGGTAATCTTATAACATTATCATTTTCAAAATCTATTGTATCAAGGTTAAATAGACTTTCTGTTGTTCCATCTGATTTTTGCTTTACAATGTAAAAATTATTTTCTTCACTGCCATACATTAGTTTTTCACCTGTTAATATTTTAGTTTTTAGCATAATGTTTTGAACTAATTGTCCTTCTACATACAGATAAATAATAGGATTAATAACTTCTCCGTTTATTTCTATTAAGATAGGTGCATCTATGTGTCCTCTATTAACATATTTTAAGCTTCTCGTTGTGTATTCTATAAATTTGCTATCCCACATAAAATTCCATCTTAATTCATCTGCAGAAGCTTCCATATTGTATATTGCAGTTGTTTTTTCATACCACAAACTCAAACAATCAAACACTACACTTTCACTTATGAATCCATTTTCTTGTACTTCTGTTTTACTTAGACTTTGAATATTAACATTTTTAAAAAATTCCTTTGAACCATCTTCGAAAGGAATTTTATAAGAGAATCTTAACTTATCAGAATTTTCTATATAATCAACAAATTTTTTATAATTATCATAACTTTTGAAGTTCAAAATTCCACTTAAAGAACCTTGTTCAACCTTTCTTAAATTAGTTTCAAAAATACTTCCTAACTGTTCATATTCTGTTGAATAACTATAGCCTAATCCTTCTGGTTCAGTTAACAAACAATTTTCTTTTATATTCATTAAAGAAAAACTTTTTCCCTTTTCGTTAACTAATTTAAATTCTCTTACCATTTTTTCCTCCTTTATTTATATAAAAATAAGACAAATTTAGCGAGGTAACTTTTTCAATAACCTCGCTTTAATTGTCCTATTTTTAATTATTTATCGTTATATATTCAGCTTTAATGTTAGGTAATGTAACAGTTGAACCTAACACTGTAGTATAAGAACAATCCCCCTGTGAAGTACCATAAACTGTAATAATATCATTTTCTAATATCTTATCTTCATTTTCTGTTGGATTATATACTACATAAATTGTGTCTGTATAATATAAATTATTCTTAGTAATATTAACTCTTAAATTAGTAGAATTTTTATCTGACATAACTTGTATGACTTTACCTGTTAATTTTACTTTTGTTCCTTTAAAATTATTAGGATTTCTTGCAATTTGTTCGAATGTATAACTTTTGCAATTTTCCTTAAATTCTTTTTCTTCCTTTTCTTTGTTTTCTTTTTCTCTTATTTCTTTTTGATTTTTTTCATTCTGAATGGTTTCTAAATACGTAGAATCAAAATCTTTACTACCATTTGTAAGTATTAAATTCAGTTTATTATTATAACATCCTGTCAAATCAAATTCACTTTTCAATTCACATACCAATCCATCTTTTGTTTTAGTGCATTTATATGTATTTATCTCGTCATTGTTGCTTGTATACAAAGAAAAATAAAATGTAGATGAATCTTCTTCATTTAATCCACAAGTCCCATTACATTCAATATCTTCTGTAGCAAATTCTGTCTTTGTTCTAGCATATTTTGCTTTGCATTGACTTCCATCAAAAAGAATTACACCTGCAGCTTGAAATTCATACCCTAAGTTATTTTCACTTTGTAAAGAAAAACTGTACATTCCATTATAATCTTGAGTTTCTATATATTTTTTTGGTTGTACTGATGTTTGCTGTGTATTGTTTAGTTCTTCATTATAAGTTTGTTCTACTTCTTTTGTTTTCGTTTTAAATTTACAAATAATTCCTACAATTACTACTAACAAAATTAGTACAATAGCAATTGAAAACGTTTTTTCCCTTGTTATATTACTTTTCATATTTAACATCTCCCTAACTAAGTATAGCATACCTTTTTTGTCAGGTGTTGTCGAATTTTAGTATTTACTTCCAAATTTGCGATTAATATAATTAAAACATTGATTCAATTTTGCTTCATCTAGTTCCTGTACATTAAATACAATTTGTGGAGTAGTATATATAGCTCTTGTATTATCTACAATTCTTTTACTTACATTACCTTGTAATTGATTAAAATCTTGAGGTATTGCCATTTGACTATCAAACTCATTATTAATGCTATTAGCAAAGTTTCGTGCTGTTTCAATAATTTTCTTTTTTCTTGAATTCATAACATCAGAAATTGGCTGAATATAATATTCTGCAAATTTTCTCATTTTTTTAGATGGAGAGTGTTCATCCCATCCATCTTTTCCAGTAAATGCTTTATTTACTGCTTTTGCTAATCCAGATGCAGCACCTAAAATCTTATCTTTCCAAGTTCCATTTTCCAAACCTTTCCACAAACCTTCAAGTAAATTCTTTCCGTTTTCTTCTGACAAATCTCCCCTATTTAATTCATCTAAAACAGCATCAACATTTTCAATACCTGCCTGCTTTAATAATTCTCTTTTTGTATCATCATCAAGACCTGCTAAATATCCTGTTATAGTATTTAGTGCTTTTTGTTTTGCATCTGAAGATTTATCAAACTCTTCTATAGTTTTTCTTCCTAATTCATTTGCTTTTTCTTGCATTTGAGGTGTTCCTGCTGCAATAACTCCTGTTGCATCTTGAATCTTTTGTTGCATTTCAGGAGACATTTTTGAAAGTTCCATACTGTATGAACTATAACTTTGTGTTGCTATATTCTTCCATGCATCAATTTCAGATTGCCCTAATTCACCTAATGTTTGTGTTCTTTGTGCTAATTCACTAGCTAATGAATCTAAATTTTGTTGTGCTTGTTGAGAATTTTTTAATGCGATTTCATTTCCTGTTTTATCATAAATATCTTTATATATATTCAAAGCTTTAGATTGTTCAGTTATTGAACCATTTAATTCATTTAATGTTTTTGCTGTCCAGTCTTCTGTTGTTACAGAAATTGTATTTGCTATTTCATTATATTTTCCCTCTGTGTATTTAGCATATAAATCCGCATAATTATTAACAGTATCTGTATATGTTTTTACTTTGTTTTCAGCATCTTCGTATCCAGATACTAAATCTTCTAATGATTTAATTTCCTTTTTGCTGTAATTCCAATAAGCATCGTGCTCTCCCTCAGTTAATTCTTCTCCTTGCCTAGAACCATAAAGCTTTTCTCTAGCATTTTTATAATCTGTGCATCTTTGCTTCGCTGTTTCATATGACATTCCTAATTTTTCTTCTGCTTGTTTTAAGTCTTCTACAGCTTGTTTCTGATTTTCAATTGCATTTTTATATTTTTCTTCTTCCCCTTGTAATATAATTTCTGCTTTTTTCTTTTCAATTGTTGAATCTATTTCTTTTTGTAATTCTTGATAATTTTCAATTATTCCTTTATTTAATTTATACTCAGTTCCTAAAGCTGAATTTAATTCATTTAGGATAAAAGAAACTCTCCCCTCATAACCTTCTTTAACTTTTCCATTTTCATCAACTAATTCACTTAATTCTTTTCTTAAATCTTTTACCGACTCTATATGTGATACATTTGAATATGTATTTTCATCAATTTTTTGTCTGTAGCTTTCCATTTCTGTTCTAGAATTCTTCATTTCTTCTGCAAATTCTTTTGCCGCTTTTTGAGCTTCTGTCTCTCTTGTGGAGAAATAGATAAAAGCTGTTGCTATTGCAGTTACACCTAATGTTGCAAGGCCTAAAGGAGATACTGCCATTGATAATATTTTAGTGAATGTTCCTACTTGTCCCTCTGCTGTTTTTATTCCATTTTTAACATTTGCTATTGCTTTTGAAAAATTGCCTAATGTTGTAAGTGTGTTTCCTGTTGTTTTCCCAAATGCTCCTATTATTTTTATTGCTGGACCAATGGCAGCAGTAAATGCAACTATTTTTATAAGGTTCTCTGTTTGTTTATCATCTAAGCTATCTAACTTATCTATCAATCCATCAAATTTATCTAATAATTTATTAGCACTAGGAGTTAATTTATCTCCCATATTTGTTGATAAAATTTTTAATTTATTAGTTGTCATTTTTATTCTACTATCTAATGTTTCATATCTCTTATTTGCTTCATTAGTTAATGCAACATTTTCATCCCATGCTTTAGTTCCTGTTTCTATCGCATTGTTAAATAAATCTCCAGCATTTGCGGCTCTCAATAAAGAATCTCTTAATCTAACCTCTGTTAATCCCATTTCCGAAAGCATTGTAATGGCACTTTCGCCTTTATCTTGTGCATTTCCTAATCCTTGTATAAATGCTGATAATGCTCCTGAAGCATCTTCTTTCCATGCCTTTTTAAACTGTTCTGCTGTCATTCCTGAAACAGAGGCAAAATCTTCTAAGTTAGTTCCTGCTGTTATCAACTGTTTTACTTCTGTACTAGTCATACCTATACTTTGTGACAATTCTTTGAAACCTTTAGAGTCATTTGCAGACATTAATTCTAATTCTCTTAGTGTCATTCCTGATTTCTTTAATACTGTATCTAATTTACTTCCACCTTGTTCAACTGCATTCTGCATTTTAACCATCGCTTTGGATATTGCAGATCCACCCATTTCAGCCTCAATACCAACTGAGCTTAGAGCTGTTGCTAATCCTAGAATTTGCCCCTCAGACATTCCAACTTGATGCCCTGCTCCAGCAATTCTCATTGCCATATTTACTATATCCGCTTCTGTAGTTGCAAAATTATTTCCCAAGTCTACTATAGAAGAACCTAGTTTATCAAAATCTTTTTGAGACATTTGAGTTATGTTTGCAAACTTAGCCAACTGCGATGCAGCTTCATCAGCTGTTAAATTAGTTGAATTTCCTAAGTCAATCATTGCTTTTGAAAAACTTAAAACATTGTCTGTCTGTATCCCAAGTTGTCCTGCCGCTTCAGCTACAGCTGATATTTCAGTTGTACTTGATGGTATTACTTCTGACATATCTTTTATACCTTGCTTAAGATTAGCTATTTGTTCAGCAGTTCCATCTACGGTTTTTTCTACACCTGTAAATGCTGTTTCAAATTCTTTAGAAGAATTCACAAATACTGTTGCTAATGTTGCAGCAGGCAATGTTAGTCTTGTTGTTAAAGTTGTTCCCATTTTATCTATAATGTTCGAAATGTCTGTAACTTTTGTTCCAAAACGTGTCATGGAATCTCCAACAGTATTCCATTTTGAGGCCTCAGCCTTTAACAGTTTTAATTTATTCTCTGTAGCAACTATTTCTCTTTGTAAACTTCGATAATTCTCTTGTGATATTTCTCCACCATTTCTTATCGTAGCATCTGCATTTTCTTGTGCACTTTGTAATTTCGTTAATTTATTAGTTGTCGTTTCTATATTTTCAGATAAAACTTCTTGTTTTTGTGCTAATAAAGTTGTATTAGAAGGATCTAGCTTAAGTAAAGAATTAATTCCTCTTAATTCCTTGCTTAAACTAGCTGTAGCAGAATTAACTTTACTTAATGCTTTTTGAAGTCCACTTGTGTCTCCTCCAATTTCTACAATTATTCCTTTTACTGTACCCGCCATATTTCCTCCTTATTGCAAAAAATAAGAGGCATAAGCCTCTTATCTTAATAATCTATCTATATCACTTTGTGTTGCTGATTTTATACCATTCATGTCAGTTCTTGGATCACTTGAATTATGTATAAATGATATAAATATTTTTAATACTTCTACATATGTTAAATTACTTAAATCTTGCAAAGTTAATCCTAATCTCAGACAACTTGCTATAAAGTCATATTCAGGAAACAATATTTTTTCCTTATTTTCTGAATTTCCTTTATTTAACTCTTTTAATACTTCTTCATTAACAAAAGCAATTTACGGCAAATTCCGTTACCTCAACAATCCACTCATCGTTTGTATTAATTCTTTTAATACTTTTTAGCCAATTTCCATAGTTCTCTATATCTTCATTTGCCGTATAAATACATATATAAGCAATTCTAGTTACAGCCTCTATATACTCATCTATATTTTTTAACATAGCTCTTGAAAGTTCTTTTATTATCTCATTTTCTGTTATTTTAGGATTATCTTTCTTTAATTTATTTGCCAATAATGTTTGTGTAATCATAAAATTTTCAATAACTTGTATATCCTCAAATATACCTCTATCAAATATTTTTCTATACTTAATATAAGTTAATGCATTACAATCTATGTTATATTTTTGGTCACATATTGTTATTGTTTTCATATGTTAATACCTCCATTATATAGATGCAGTTTCTTCATAAACAGAATCATAAAACTTATCATAAACTTCTTTATTTGTATCATTTTCTTCTAATATAGCTCTAACCTTTTTATCAGTAGCTCTTGCTGTTGTTGTTATAGATAATGTATCTGTTTTTGGTTCTTTTGAATCTTCTGTTGTGCTTGCTTCTGTTGATGGTCTTGATACAGTTGTATTGTAATAAACACATCTTCTTCCTTTTTGATCCCCTTCTATTTGATATAGTAAAGCAAAAGGAGATATTTCAGCATCAGATTTTTCTATAAATGCTCCATTCGCATCTTTTGTTTCTCCCAAAATGTCAGTTCTAAAACTATCAGGAATATCAGCAATTTCTAAGTCTCCTGAATATCCATTATTTGCATATGAACTATAATATTTTACATTATCTGCATAAAAAGATGTTTCATCTCCTTCTGCATCTAAACTTAAATTTACAGCTCCTGGAATCTTAACTGGTTTCCCATATTTTATAGAACCATCATCTCCAACTGTTATTTTTGCATAATGTACATTACTTAATCCAAATTTAACTTTGTTCATCATTTTTTACCTCTTTCTTTTTAAATTTCAAAAAAATAACTTACATTCCAAACTTTTTCGTTTGAAATATAAGTTTCTTCTGTTTTATTCCAACAAACATCATATAAAATTTTGTCTTCAATCTTTTCTTCTAATTCTAAGCTAATTTTATCTGTAGTTAATTGTAATTCTATACCTTCTATTTTTTTATAAACTTTATTATCTGCTATAAAATTATTTGAATCTGTCCTTTTTGCTATTAAATGTGGCGGCTTTACATCTTGTAGAAAAACTCCATAACTATATTTAAAGCCATTTTTATTTGCTCTTTCATATAATTCTTCTAATGTCATTTCTTTGACCTCCTACGTATTACTGTTGTAATTCTATCTTCATAAATTTGATTATACTTCTCTTCTATCGGTCTAATATGGGGTTGTGCTTTAGTTACTCCACCATTTCTTGTAGCATGTCCAAATTCTAGTAAATGTGTTAATTGATAATTGGTTTTATTATGTATTTTTACTACGAATCTTCCTCTTCTTTCTTTTCCTTTTTGTCTGGTCCACCCCTTATAATATGGTGTTTTTCTATTGCCATGACCTCTAGGAGATATATTTTTTATTTCCTTAACAGCTTCTTTTGTTACAGAATCAGTTTCTTTTTCTACATCTTCTGTAATATTTTCAACATATTCTTCCAAATAAATTTTTAATTGTTCAGATAAATTTTCTGGTTTTATTCCTTTAGCCATTAGCCTCTTTCCTTTCACAAATTAGGAGAACTTCATCTACAGATATATTTTTCGCTCTAATTACAGAATAAATTGTATTCATATAAATTAACTTTTCTTCATTATTGTAATTTAATGCATTTATTCTTATTTGAAGACTTGGCTTTAATCCATTTTCATTTGCTGAATAAAACTCATTTGTCCCAACATATTCCACTTTTGAAATAGGAACTTCAATTTCTATATTTTCCTCGACATCTTGACCTATCTTACTTTTTATATAAGTTGTAGACAATAATTTACAACTAACATCATACATTACTGTCTACCTCCTTATATTTAGTGGTTAAGGACAAATTATTACATAGAAGACTATATGTTCTTTGTGCTAATTCCTTTTCTTTAATATCTGTATTTCCGAAATTTGCTTTTACAAACATTACAATCGCAGTTTGTATTAACTTATCATCCATATCAATTTTTATTCCTAATCTTTCTAAGTCTGATTTAGCAGCATTTATTAACATATTTATTTCTTCATCTTTTAATGTAGCTGTTTCAACAATACTTAAGCATTGTTTTACCAAAGTTAACAATTTCTTTTCCATATAGCCCTCCTATTTCAATTTAAACACTAGCTTTTTTTTCCATTATAACAAAAGCTTCTGTATTTACAGTTTTACCATCAACTAAGGCCATTCCTCTGTAAACTCTATTACCACTTCTAAATTCGGCAGAATCATCTGATGTAACATTTATGTTTTCATTCCAATTAATTGTGTACTTATCAAATAATCCATATAGTATTTTTCCTTCTTCTATAAACTCATCTTCAATAACTGGTTTTCCAAATATTCTTCCTGAATATTCTCCTGTTGCATCTGGAATAAATACAAGATTATCTCCTATTTTTATTGTAGCAATATCATTCCATAAAGTTTGTGTATTCACGACAAAAGCAGAACCTTTTTTATATCCAGCTTTTAAATTTGCCATTATTTTACACATGTCTTCATAACCAAATTTATCTTTTTCGTTACTTTCAAGTTTTGTTATATTTTCTGTTAAAATTCCTTTAGGTTGTCCATTTCCAGTACCATTTAATATTGCATTTTCTATAGCCATAGCCATTCTGTCAGTTATCTTCTTTACAATCCAATTTTCAAATGCAGATACTGTCATTTTTGATACTTCTGCAGTTATTGAGATAGTTCTTATCAATTTATAAGCAGCAAAATTTACAGATTTTAATTTATCATTAGAATCTGTTGAATTTTCTCCTTCTGCTACCCACGAAGCATCATTTACAGTGTCTTCAACAGGAATTGCTAAATAACCTGGAATATTCAATACATCTACTAAATTATATAATGCAGATGTTTGTCTTAACATTTCTTCTATTCTATTTAATGTTGTCGTTGGTATTGCAGCTCCCCCACTTGCAGCAGCTGTTGTCATAGCTCTTTCTTCTTTTTCATTTAATTTTCTACCTTGTAATTTTTTTAAGAATGCACTTCTGTATTCTTCTGTTTCAAAAATATTTGTTTCTTCCACTTTTCTTTCCTCCCTAACTGGCTTTTCAATTACATTTGCATTTGATATGTTTGCATTTCTACTCTCTAGATCCTCAATTGCTCCTTTTAATAGATTTCTTTCATCTATTTTTACTTCTTCCACAATTTCAATATCTTTTAATGCTTCAATTTCTTTCCTTATTTCCACTAATTCTTCCTCATTAGCTTTTTCAAGTCTTTGTCTTAATTCTTTCTTTTTTTCATCTAACTCTTTTTTAGTCATTTTTATACCTCCATTTTTTTGATTTTTGTAGTTCTACCACCACTATATAAAAACTCTATTTAGTTTCTACCAACTAAAAAAGAAACAGTTCTACCACCGCTTCTTTATTCGAGTTTATAAACTTAATAATTCTAAATCCAATAATAATTTTTGCTTTTCATTTTTTGTATTTTTATATTTTTCTTTTTCTGCCTTATATTCTTCTTTATTTCTTGCATATACTTCTGTATCGTCATATGCAGGAATATCAACAACAGACACATCAAATAATTTATCTATTTCTAATATTCTTCTTGTGTCTGTATCATAATTCCACTCTTGTCTTCTTACAGTAAAAGCAAAACTCATTTTATCTAGCAATCCTGCCTTTATCATTTTATAAATATCTCTGTTATTAGTTGTATCTATAAGTTCTGCCCTTATTTTTAAACCTTTATCATCAACTATAAGCTGTAAACTTTTATTTCTTGTTCGTGCTAGTATTAAACAATTATCATTATGATTATATTTAAGAACACAATCTTGCATATCACAATTTGAAAATGCTTGTTTATCTAATATTTCTTTGCACCAGCCTAAGTCTGTTTCTCTTTCAAATACAGCAGCATATCCCTCTATAATCATTTTTTCATCTTTGTTATCTTCTAATGCTCTTATTTCACTAATTCTCATTTCCTTTATTGCTTTTTCCATTTTTATTTCCTCCTTGATATTGATCTGCTAAATTCGCATTTATTACATTTAACGTTTGTAATCTTTTATTTCCCTCTTCTCCACCAATAGCAGGCAAATCTAATATTTCTCTGCCCTCATCTACTGTTATTAATCCTAGAGCCCCAGCTTCTTTTATCAAAGTTATTTTTGTTTCTGTTTTTGCATATCTAATACGATTTACAGAGAATTCTATTCTGTGTCCATCTTTAATTGCTTTATCCGAAAAAATCGCATTTGTAAAAGCTTGTCCTAATTGAATTGCTCTAGGTTCTAAAACACTTTCATAGAATGCATTCCATTCCTCAGAGGTAAAATTACTCTTTACAAATTTTTCAGTTATCATAAAATAGCCATAAATATTTCCATTTACAGCTTCTAATTGTTCTTTATCTAATAATATTGGATTTAAATTTATTTCTTTAAAATCCATTCGTTCATCTAAACTTGCTATTCCATCTGTACTTGCTAATAAATCTTTGATAAAAGTATCTTTCATTTCTTTTAAGTCTTTGTTTTTTAACATTGAATTAGTTGCTTTAAGCACACCTCTTAACGATGCACTTATCTTTATTGCATTTTTTATTCCATCATCTGCAACCATTTGTGTTTCAATAGCTTTCTCTAAACTTTCATTTGTTTCGCCATAAAAGTCATTTTTTGTAAAGAAGTTTTTTAGATGTATTACATTCTCATACTTTGTATAATATGTGTTTTCATTAAAGAATTGGAACTTTAACCATATTTCATTATTGTGCTCTAGTAAATTACAAAACATTGGATTCAAAGGATATAATCCTCTTAAATATCCACTTTGATCTATGTCAATATAAATAAATTCATTATTTTGTGCTAGCAATAAACTTATAACTTTATAGATAAAATCAAATGTTGTCATATACGGATTTGGCTTAATACCTATTATATAATCGATTCCGCCTTGTACTCGATTCTTGACCTTTCCATTTATTTGATAATGTTTAGGCATCATTTTTGCACAATGTGTTGCAATTGTATGTATACATTCTTTCGCAATAATATTATCTTCTACTTTTCCATTAAATTCGCTATATCTAGCATTAAAACCACTCAATAATTTTAATTGTTCATAAGTATTATTATTGTTTGTATTTTTATTGCCAAATATTATATTAAACAAACTTCTTTTTTCTTTCATTTATTCCTCCTGCAAAGCTAAATAATCATTCATTTTTTCATATAAAACACAATATGCATCTATTAAACTAACTGTTCCATCAATTCTTTGCTTTGATTGTTTTCCTTTTACTGGTCTTATATTATCGTTTTTGTCTATTTCAACACTTGTATTTAATAAACACCATTTTAATATTGGATTATTATTATAATTTATGTTTTTTTCTTTCAAATCTGCCTCTAACTCTTTCATAGGATTTGACATTGTTCTTGCACCTTGTATTACTTTAAACATTTGAAAACCAAAATTCTGCATTTCTTGAATCCAATATTGACTGCCCCATGGATCATAACCTATCCAATAGGCAGAAATATCATATTCATTATGCAATTTCATAAACCAATCTGTAACATCTGAATAATTAACTCTTGCTCCCTCACAGGTTGATAATAATCCTCTTTTTTCCCATATATCGTATGGCACATTATCTTCTTTTACTTTTTGTTCTAATACATCTCTTGGTATAAAGTAATGTTGTAATACATATTTCTTTTTATTTTTTATTATTAATACAGTTGCACAAGTCAAGTCTGTTGTACTAGATAAATCTGCCCCTCCAATACCATAACATCCTTTTAATTCTTCTATTTCAAATGTTTCTTCATTATTTACTATATCAAAGTCAAGCCATTTTTCTTCTGTATTTGTTCTAACATTAAAATCTTTACACAATACACCTTTTTTGCTACTAAAATCATCCTTTGCTCTTTGTACTTGTTCTGTAAGATATTTATACTGTTTTATTGTTCCTAAACCAGGATTAGCTTTAGACCAACATTTAACATCTTTCCATTCTTCTGTGCTATCTAATTCATATAATACAGGTAAAAATGCATCATTTTTTATAGTTCCATTTAATATATTATTTGCATAGTTATAAATGTCATCAAATATGTTTTCTCTAACTGTTCCTGCTGTTGTAATCATTACCACCAAAGGTTGTTTTCTACTTGAGGTTGACTGTTTCATTACTTCATATAAATTTCTATCTTTTATTGCATGTAGTTCGTCTATAATAACTAAATGTGCATTTAAACCATCTAATGTATCTGAATCGCTTGAAAGTGGTTCAAAACTACTAAAAGTTAATGGCATATACATATCTGTTCTTCTTTTATTAACAATTGCTCTAATTTCTGGTGATTGGCTTCTCATAGCACAAGCTGATTTAAATGCCTTGCTCGCTTGGTCCTTTTTTGTTGCAACAGAATAACATTCAGCAGAGCCTTCGCCATCTGCAATCATCATATAAAGTGCAATAGCAGATAACATTGTCGTTTTCCCATTTTTTCTACCAACAAGAAACATTGTTTCATTAAATCTTCTTTTTCCTGTATCTCTGTTAATAAATCCAAACAAACTTTGAATATATGCTTTTTGAAATAATTCTAACGTTATAGGTTTTCCAATTTCTCCCTCCGCTTGTTTACAAAAAGTTTCTATAAATTTGATTGGTCTTTCGCCTTTTTCTTCGTCAAAATAAAAAGAAAGTGATTCATCTTCACTTTCTTTTACAAGTCTTTCATATATTTTTTTTATCTTATTTCCAGCAACAATTTCTCCACATTGAATTTTATTGTAATACTCTTTTATATAGTTCACTTTTTACCACTTGCTAAAAATTTTAACAAATCTTCTCCAGCATTTTTCTTTTCCTCTTTAGGTAGAAATTCAATCATTTGCTTTATTACATTTGAATAATTTTTTATCATAGTATTATAGTTTTTACTTTCAACTGATTCTTTGTAACCAAACTGTCCTTTTCCATTCATGTAGTATTCTTTTACTCCATGTTCTTCTATATACTTTCTATTTTCTTTAAGTGTAACTGACATAAAAGCTGCTTCTTCTATTAAGTTTTTTGCTATATTATATATATTTGGATCTATATTTTTAAATATTTTTATTAATTTATTTGTTTCTTTTTTTATTTCTTTTTGCTTTTTTTCTATATTTTCAGAACTTAATTTTTCTTCTCTCTGTATATCATCAAAAGCCTTTTGAATTATTTCATTTTCATTCATATTCTTACCACCCAACTACACCCCTCACACAAAATAGCTTCGGATTTTTCAGAGCCCCACCCACCGTTCTCCCATTAGTATAATATTAATAGGTTTATGGGGGGATAAACTTGTTTGTTTGCATAATCATTTATACTTAATAGTTGTTGTTTTAATTATTTTATTGTCTGCATAATATCTTGTTTCCACATAATCTATATTTTCTATTTCATTTATTTCTTCACACAATTTTTTTATCTTTTCTAATTTTTTTGTTGTTTCTTCTGCTTCTAGATTTAATTCTATATTTATACTTTCTTTTTTATTTTTAATCATTTTTTATTATATCTCCATTCTCATCAAAACTATATTCTTTTTTATCTGCAAAGTGTTCTTCATTATGACATTTCTTGCATAGATTTTCTAAGTTATCTATATTAAAAAATATATTATCATCATTGTAATTTAAATCAGTAACATATTTTTTATGATGAACTATTAAAGCTGGATTATACTTTCCGCTTCCTCAAACATCTTTCACATAATCCATTTGTCATCAACAATTTATACTTTCTTAATTTTTTCCATCTTTTACTTTTATATTTTTTTGCAATTTCAGGATTATCTCGATAAGTCATAATGCTATTTATCTTTCTTTATATTTCTTTTGATTGTTGTTTTTCTTACTGCTGTTTCCTTTTGTTCTTTTTTTATTGCTGTTTCAATTTCCTCTATTTCTTCTATGACATCTATAAATTTAAAACCATATTTATTTTTACCTAAAAGAATATCTTTTCTTTCTTCATTGACAATCCATTCTTCTCCTGAATTCGGGATTCTTTTTAATTCTATATCCTCAATATTTCTTTCTTTATAAACATTTAAAGCTTTTACCTTGTATTTCATTGTTCTTTCCTCCTTTTTTATTCTTACTTGTTTTTAATTCTTTAAAACAATAATTATATTTCTTACATTCTCGACATCTTTTTAACATACATTTTGAATAATCTATTTTATTATTTTTCATATGCATTCCTCTTTTTATTAATAAACTCTATGCAATAATATTTATTTAAGTTATCTATCATTGCATACAATTTATCAAAGAACTAGCTAGGTTAGTTCTTATACTACATTCTATATTTCAGGAGCTAATTATGAAAAACATACTATATATTAACATTACCTAGCATTGTTAATATCATAAAAATAGAGCTAGCTTATAAAACTAACTCTAACATTTAAGGAACCTTCTTATAATTAGCAATAATAAATACTTTTTATCTACTATTGCTAATTATATATATAATATATTTTTATGTCGTTATAAAACCTCTTTTGTCGTGTTATCAAATTTATTTAGTGCAATTCCATTCATTTTGCAAATATATTTGTAATCATACCCCATCTCGCTAGCAACTGTTACTAAAGACTTACCTTGTATATATACTTTTTCAAGTATTAATTTATATGGTTGTTCAATTTTATCTAATTGTTCTAATATAACTTTTTGTTTTTGACTTTCTTTTACAACTTTATCTAGTAAATCATTTATTGTATCAATTAATACACTTAATTTTTCTGCCATATTGTCTTGCACTTTCCTACTACCACTAGGCATATCCGATAATGCTGCCGTTATATTTGTTATATTTGTTTTGTATTCTTCTATGTATTCTAGCCTTCCTTTTATCCATTGTCGATTATACTTATATTCTTTTAGATCTTCTTTATTCATTTGTTCTCCTTTCCCATTTTTTACAAGTTTCGCTTCTTAAAGTACAATTTTTATTCTTCTTTAATGATTTGTCTGATATACATATTCCTGTTCCACATTTTCCTAAACCTGCTCTAAAATATTTACAAGTTTCACATATCTTTGTCATTTGTTTACACCTCTCTATCTTTCTATGGGTTCAAATGTAAATCCTGTTTCATCAAAACTAGTTAATTTTGTTTCCCAACTTTCAATAGGTTTCTTTACTTTTAAACTTTCTTTAAAACTGTTTTTATGTTTTTCCTCATACTCCGCAATTAGTTCTTCTATATAATCTGCTTCTATTAACATTCTATTATCTCCATATTTGCCCTCTAATCCATCCACTAGTTCTTTTATATCTTCTAATCTTATATATACTTCTGTTCTACCATTTCTAGTTTGATGTTCAATTTCTTTTTTTAATCTTTCAATGTTCATCTTTCTTTATCTCCTCTTCTTTTTTTATCTTGTTTATAAAAAAATTCTTTACACATTCTGCACAATTCATTTCTTCTTCATTGTCTACACACTTTATATGTTTGCATACTTCTTCATCTATATCTTCATTTGATATAAATATTGCTAATTTATTTATTAATTTTTCTTGTTCTTCTATTATAGATAACACTATTTTTAAAACATCTACATCACACACAGTAACACCTAAATCATACACTTGTGTTTCTATATCATTGTTTATTCTATCTATTGCTTCTTCTTTTGTCATATGTTATTCCTCACTTTCTATTAGTTCTTGTAAAACTTGAATAATTATCTTGTTATATGCTTCTGTTTCGTAATAATACTTATTGTTCTCATTTATTTTTAATGGACCCTTTTGTAGTTTTTCTATCTTGTCTTTTACTTTTTGAACTGGAATACTATTAGCTATCACTTCACTACTCATTTTTACAAATGTAGCATATTTATCTTTTAATTCTTCATTCTCTTGATATATCTGCTTTAAATCCACAAATTTTCCATCTTCTATTTCTATCATATATTTGTTTATATCTATTTGTACTAAATCACTTTTAGTTATTAAATATATATTTTCTGTTCCGTATTCTCTGCTATATCTTATTACTTTTAATCTACTGTTTTCACTTTCCAAATTTTCATTCTCTTTTAATAGAACTTCGTTCATTTCTAATACTCTTTTATAATTTTTCTCTTGTTGCTCATAATAATTTATTAGTTTTCTTTTTCCATATTGACTTAACTTATCGCTATATAATAATCTTTTTAATTCTTCTATATCTTCTTCTATAGAACTTCGTTCATTCTTAATACTATTTTCTTTCACTTAAAACACCTCCTAATATATGATTTTCTCTTTTTCTAATTCTTTATATTCTTCGTCTGTTAATCCAAATATTTCAATGTATCCATAATAATAACAATAATCAACTGTTATTCCATCCTCATTATATATTGTTTCCATACTATC